GTTATACATATGAGACTTAACGAGGATGATGTTGCTCGTTTGGTAACTGCTTGTAAGTTATCTCAGGAGAATACTGGTTCCGAATATATTTGGGATGAGTATGAACGCATCATAGAAAAGTTACATAAACTATGCGAACAAGGTTACTGTTCTTTAAGCAAATGAAATTTATTCTTACAATTTTAGCTACATTACTTTTCGCAGTTCCAGCTTGGGCTGCTGAAATACAAATGGGTAAAGATGGAATGTTAGTCTTTGCCCCATGCGAATTAACTGTTAATGTTGGTGAGACAGTTACGTTTATTAATAACGAACTACCACCACACAATGTAATGTTTGCCGATAATCCAGAACTATCACATGGAGACCTAGCGTTTTCACCTGGTGAAAGTTTTGATGTTACCTTTAACGTAGCAGGTGACTATTCTTTCCAATGTGACCCTCATGCTGGTGCTGGTATGAAGGGTGTTATTCATGTAAATTAAAGGAGGTTCTATGAGACTAGGTGTTATGTGTTCTGGCAACGGAACCAACTTCGAGAACATAATTACTAATCCTATATGTAATAAACATGAAGTTGTGTTGATGATACACAACACTAAACAATGCGGTGCTGTTAAGAGAGCAGCAAAATTTGGAATTCCTCATGTAAGAGTTCCACATAAAGATGAAGATAAGATGATAGAACTCTTTAAAACATGGAGAGTTGATCTTATAGTTCTTGCTGGTTATATGAGAGTTATCAAAAATCCTGCATCTTTCCCCTGTCCTATTATTAATGTTCATCCATCATTACTTCCTAAGTATAAAGGATTAAATGTAGTTGAGAGAGCAATGGAGGCAGGAGAACTCACAACTGGATGTACTGTTCATTATGTTAATGAAGAATTGGATGGTGGTGAGATAATAATGCAAGGAAAGGTTCCCATTTTACCAGAAGATACTGTAGAATCATTAACAAAAGCAATTCAAAGAATGGAATATGGTATACTACCAGCAGCAATAGAACATGTTAAAAATTCTCTACCGACTACACTATTGGACTATGTTAAGCACTAACTATCGGAACAACATAATAGATATTTGTTGCCGCATGATCTCAACTGACGGTGAAGTTGGATTGGAGGAAAGGATTTGGATGAGTAAATTATGTGAACATAATGAACAGGCAAGAAGAATTCGTGATGAAATGTTACGAGAATAACAAAACTGTATCAGGAAATACAAATAAACTTGACTATATAGTAAGCAAGTGTTAGTATTAACACACACGTTCAACCTCATAGGAGGTCGCAAGTAAGCCGACACGGAACGGATCGTTCATCCCCAAGGGGGACGCAAATGCCGACTGAAGGAACGGGGCAAAAATCCCTACTACTTTGGAGCAAGCCAATGGCACAAGTCACTTACCGTGGAGTCAAGTATGACTCTGAGGAGTACCGTAAGGTGGTACTCGATGAAGCAGTAAAACGTAGAAACCATGATCTTATGTATCGTGGAGTCAAAGTTTCTAAGAAACTAGTTGCTGCTTAAACTGAATAACAAGAGGGGGTTTACATACCCCCTTTTTTAATATATAATTTTGAAAAGAGGAGACATACTATGGGAACCCTTCACATGAGAGAACAATTAATTAGAGCAGTACTTGCACATGCTACTGGGGAGATTGAAAAACATAAAGCAAATGTCAATGTATATCTAGAGCATCCTGCAGGTATTGGAGAGCATTCAGATATCACAGAAGCAATTCAGGAAGAAGTAGATAAGATAGCAAGATACCATGATCAAATAGAGGTGATTAATAAGTATTTTATTAAATGAACAAAGCAAAATTTAAAGTTCTAGTACAAGCTCTGAAAGAGATTGTAGATGAGTTAGAGAATGAAATTTATGCTGAGTTAGAAACAGATACTCCTGCATTTTCTTCTCCCCCCACTGATTTCGATGAGTCCTTTGAATACGAAGATAACGATGCCTTCCCAAATTAAATTAGTTAGTGTCACTCCTGATGCTGAACAGCACATGGCATACGTGGCCCGTGTTAGCAACCCTAAGAACCAAGACAATGATAAGTTTGCTGGTCTTCTTAAGTATTGTATCCAACACGGTCACTGGAGTGTCTTTGAGCAAGCATTTATGACGGTAGAGATCAATACTACCAGAGGTCTTGCAGCACAGATTTTAAGGCATAGAAGTTTTACCTATCAAGAGTTCTCTCAGAGATATGCGGATAGTAGTATGCTTGGTGATGAGATTCCTTTACCAGAACTTCGTAGACAAGATGATAAGAATAGACAGAATAGTATTGATGATCTAGAACCAGAGATGGTTGAGAAGTTTAATAGACAGATGAATACTTTATTCAGTTCTGCTTTTGGTTTATATAATCAGATGTTACAGGCAGGTGTGGCAAAAGAATGTGCAAGATTTGTTTTACCTCTTGCAACTCCTACGAAGATTTACATGACTGGTTCATGTCGTTCATGGATACATTATATTAATTTACGTTCTGCACATGGAACACAGAAAGAACATATGGATATTGCTAATGCTTGTAAGAAAATTTTTATAGAACAATTCTCTGCTGTGTCTGAAGCCCTTGAGTGGGACTAAATAATCCTAAACCTTATTTTATTAATATGGCAACATACCCTGTTATAAACAAAGAAACTGGTGAACAAAAAGAAGTTGTGATGAGTGTTCATAATTGGACTCAGTGGAAAGAAGATAATCCAGATTGGGATAGGGATTATTCAGATCCTTCTACCATGCCTGGTTTGGGAGTTGAGGTTGGTGAATGGAAGGATAAACTTGTCAATAAAAATCCTGGATGGGGTGAGGTATTAAAGAAAGCTGAAAAGTCTGGAGGTATCTCTGGAAGATTAGCTAGAAAAGGATCTTATGAATCTTCAACTCAATCTGCCTTTGATGTAGACTAACTAACATGCCATCCAAATCTAAAAATCGTAAGATAGTTGTTCCATACGGAATGAGTAATAAGCAAATGAAAAGAAAGAAACCAATTAATACGGACTTGATGAGGAAAATTACTCCTCTAACTCCAAACCAAGAAGAATTATTTCGATGTTATGAAAACAACCAGAACGTAGTAGCATATGGTTGTGCTGGAACTGGTAAGACATTTATAACTCTTTATAATGCATTGAAGGATGTTTTAGATCCTAAGACTCCTTATGAAAAGATCTATATTGTAAGGTCACTTGTATCTACAAGAGAGATTGGGTTCCTACCAGGCGATCATGAGGATAAGTCTTCACTCTATCAGATACCATATAAGAATATGGTGAAATATATGTTTGAGATGCCATCAGAGTCTGACTTTGAAATGCTCTATGGAAATCTTAAAGCACAAGGAACTATTTCCTTTTGGAGCACCTCATTTATAAGAGGAACTACTTTAGATAAAGCAATTGTTATAGTTGATGAATATCAAAACTTGAACTTTCATGAATTAGATAGTATAATAACAAGGATTGGTCAAGAGTCTAAGATTATGTTTTGTGGTGATGCCACTCAGTCAGATCTTATTAAGACTAATGAAAGAAATGGTGTTGTGGATTTCATGCAAATTCTTCGCATCATGCCATCAGTTGATATTATTGAATTTGGAATCGAAGATATTGTTCGTTCTGGATTTGTGAAAGAGTATCTATTAGCTAAATTGGAAAAAACTATGTGACATGTCGAGCACGACAATCCACTATATAAATGCCAATCATAAAAGGTTTGATGATTCGTTGGTAAGACAAAGTGATTTAGATGATGATCGTTTCGTCTATAGTCAATGTCCTGTTTATAATCATAAATCTAATAGAGTTTTTGTAGGAACTTCTCCTATTGATTTTAAACTTAAAATTGATAGGACACCTAATCAAAATATTATTAGATGCTCTGATTATACATTGGTAGAGGGTGATGATCAGCATGTTAATTCACCAAGACCAGTAGTTCAATTAAAGTTTCCAAGATTTTTATTTTGGACACACGATGATGATGTTTGGTTTGAATTTAATGATCATCCTTTAACATCATTGAGGAATAATTTTATTGCTGTAGGTGGGTGGTTTAATCTATCTAATTGGTCAAGAAATTTAAGTCTTGCTATCACTCTTGTGGATGAGAGAAAACCTGTTATAATAAAGAAAGGAGATCCTCTGTTTAGAGTATCATTCTATCCTTCCGATTTAAATAATGGAGTTAATTTATCTCAAGAAAAAGATCCAACTAAAATAGATTACACTTGGGATGAGTATATAAAGAAACAAACTATAGGTCAACAAAATAAAACTTGGAAACCTAGATTGTTCTCAGAAACTGGTGAGAGTAAATGTCCGTTTAGTTTTTTGTTTAAATGATTTTTGAACATTGTAATCACTTAGGTGATATTGAATTAGAAAAGAAAGAAACTCCAGGATGTAGACTTTATCAACTCCCTGATGGTAGTTGGGTTCCTTCTATTACTTCAGTAACTTCTTTTTATAATCGTCAGATCTTTATTGATTGGCGTAAGAGAGTAGGTATTGAAGAAGCAAATCGTATCACAAAGAAAGCAACTACTCGTGGAACAGATTTCCATGAAGCAGTAGAAGTTTATATGAGGAACAATGAAATAGATTGGGAGCAGTTTAGACCTGCTACTAAGTTTATGTTCCATCATGCCAAACCTTATTTGGATAAGATAAATAACGTACATGCTATAGAAAGAACCCTTTATTCCGAGTACTTAGGTCTTGCAGGTAGAGTAGATTGCATAGCAGAATATGAAGGTGAGTTAGCGGTCATAGACTTTAAAACGTCTGAGAAGATTAAACCTGAGAAGTGGTTGGAAAACTATTTTGTTCAGGAAACTTTTTATGCTGCTGCGTACTATGAATTGACTGAAATTCCTGTTAAGAAATTAATCACTATTATGGTAACTCCTGGTGGTGAAGTAAAGGTATTTGACAAAAGGAATAAAGGGGATTATATTAAATTATTAGTACGGTATATAAAAGAATTTGTATCTAACAATACTAGGTCAGAGAATGGAGAATGAATTAGAAAAAGTACTTGCTAGTAAGTTTTTTTCTTCTGCTGGATTTGCACAAGAAATAGAGAAACTGGTACAGGTAAATAAAGATATGAACTACATTGATGCTATCGTTCACTTCTGTGACAAGAATAGTATTGATGTTGAGTCCGTACCTAAACTTATTCCTAAACCGTTAAAGGAAAAGATTAAGTATGAAGCACAAGAACTTAACTTCTTAAAGAAGAGTTCCCGTGCAAAACTTCCTCTCTGAGGGAAATTCAACTTTTTTTTCAAAAAAAGTCGGAAAAAAAGTCCAGGTAAAAAATCACCCTATTACTCTTTGGCACGGAAATTATGGATGAAGACCATTCTCACATTAACGATTTATATCAAGATATGGATCGTCTCAATGCTTTATACGAGGAACTAATGTGGCCTCATGATGTAGAACTTGAGTTTGTAGCAGACTATGAAAATAATCGTATTATAATCCAAGTAAAAGACACTGAATTAAAACGTCCCTCCTTATAATGATGCCCTTTGATGCTTATCGTTGTTATCTCTCATTAAAAAATCACTTTACTAAAGACCACTATGATTATATAAAGTATCGTGGTAAGACAAGAGCAACTAAACAAGCCTTTTATAAGAGAAAGGATAGGTTTTGGTTTGAGAAGTTTGCAAGATCAAAGAATGATAAGGAAGTAGAAGAGTTCTTTGTGTCTAACTTTATATACTCTACTGATCCAGGAACTATGTGGATTGGTGAGATGATTAAGGAAGGAGAAGGAAGGTATCAAGAATGGCAGAAGAAGGTACAGTCTCTTTCTTATATTTTTAAAGAAGAAACTAGTAGTCTTTTTGCTGATGATAATTTTGGTGCTATGTTTGCAGTAGATCCTCCTCGTCATCCTGAGATTCTTAAAGAATACTTGGGTGGGAAGGTATCACTTGAAACTATGGTAATATGTGATAGAATATTAGAGTATAGAAAGGATTGGGACAAAAAATTAGACGATCCTGTATGGGAAACCGTCAGTCGTAAGATAAAAAAGTACAGTCCCTTCCTAAATATAGATGTACCCCGTTACAAAAAGATTCTAAAAGAGACTGTCCTATGAGTTTTTTCGACTCCGAAGTTGTCCGTGCAGAAATGGCGGAAATTAGTGAACTTCAAGAAGAGATATATGGTAATGTTTTCAAGTTTCCTACAATGAAAGTTGAAGACCAGAAATACCATATAGAGGTTCTTGAAAGACTTTTAGAAAAGCAACGAGTTCTTTATACTCGTTTGAGTTTATCTGATGATCCTCAAGCAAAGGAGATGAAAGATCGAATTACAGAATCTGCATCCATGATGGGACTTCCATCAGGTATGGATATGAGTTCTCTCTTTAATAATATGTCTAAAGCGGTAGAGATGATGAAACAGCAGATTGACAAAAAGATTTAAATCTTTTATAATAGGTACACACAAGCCAAATCTAAAAACAAATT